TTATTTTAATAATTCTATATTTTTTGATAGATTTTCTATTATTGCATGAGTATATACTTCTTCAGTTATATCTTTACCTGCGTGTCCTAATATTTGTCTTATAGCAATTTTGTCTGCACCATTAATTTGTAAATATGTTGCAACTGTATGCCTTGTATCATGAGGAGTATGTTTCATATTTAATGATGTCATTATTCTTTCAAATCTCTCTCTTTTAAAATTACTATACTTAAACCTTTCATCAAATTTATTTCTTATCAAGTATTCCTTATCAGGATCATATCTTTTTTCAATAAATTTTTTAATTTTGGAATGGATAGGAATTTTTCTATTTATACTATTTTTTGTTTTATTTCCACCTTGTAAATAACCTTCTTCTAAATGAACATTTTTTGTTTTTAACATTAATAATTCATTTATTCTAAATCCAGTATATAAAAGTATTAATATTATATCTAAATCATTAAAATTATTTATGTTATCCCATAATGTTTGTATTTCGTCCATTGTAAATACTTTTTCTTTTACATCAGCATTATCAATTTTAACAAATGATTTAATTCTAAGTTTATTGGTTATTTTTTTTAATTGAGGTATATCTTCGCAATAGTATGAATATAACTGATTAAACAACACTATGATTTTTCTTTTAATTCCATTACCTATACTTTTATCATCAAGTATATTTTGTAAATCATCAGATGTAATATATATCAGTGCTTTATTATGAAGAATTGATACATGATTAAAAGCAGCTTGATAGCCTAATATAGAACTATTTGATAAATCTGGAAATTTCCATTTTTTGTAATTTTCATAAGACTCTAAAAGAGTGAATTTACTTAGATCAACATCATAGGGATTTGTATTATATTCTGATAAAGCATTTAATGCATCAGCATATTTTGCATAATAGCCTATATATTTCCTAATTTGTTTGCCATCTGGACTTGAGTTAATAGTAATTCGTGCGGCATATTTTTTTCTTCTTTTACCATTTAGTGTATAAACACTACCGAATCCATTAGGTAATTTTAATCTTTTAGCCATAAAAAATACTCCTTTCATGTATTTTGTGTACAACGAAACGAGTATATGCTATAATATTGTTGTTAAGAGATGTATAGCAATATACTCTATTCACATATCCCTTACCAGGTGAGAGTGGTAGGGGTGTTTTTATTTATTGTTTATTAATTTAATTTTAGATGGTATAATATGTATATATTAAAATAAAGTTAAAGGAGATTATAATGGATTATATTAAAGAATATACTGATTGGTTGTATAATAACATCACTCAAACAAGTATAAACGATAATTTAATAGAAATAACTACTCCTTTTCTTGACAGACACAATGATTACACTCAAGTATATATAAAAACGAAAAACGGAGTTCCTGCTCAAGTTAGTGATATGGGTTATACTATTAATGATTTATTAATGTCTGGCTTTGAGTTTAATTCCAATAAAAGAAAAGAATTAATGAATATAATTATTAACAGAAACGGTGTAATGCTTAATAATGGGGTGTTGTTTGTAAAAGTAAATTCCTTAAAAGAATTACCAGAAGCAAAGCACAAATTATTACAAACGATAATTTCTATTAATGATATGTTTGTTTTAAATAGATCAAATATTAGCAATATATTCTTTGAAGAAGTGAATGCTTTTTTCGAGAAAAACAATATAATTTTTACTGAAAATATAAGCTTTATTGGGAAGTCTAGGTTGCAAAATAGTTATGATTACGTTTTGCCTAGAACTAGCAACAATCCTGAAAGAATTATTGATGTTGTTAATAGTTTAGATATAAATAAATCAAAACAAATAATCTTTTCGTGGAATGATATAGTTAGTACAAGAAAAAAAGGTACACTAAATATTGTAATCATAAATGATGAAAACAAAATTAATGAAGATTCTTTAAATGCACTAAAAGAATATGGGATATACCCTATTTTATGGTCGTTAATTAAAAAAGAAATAAATATACTTAAATAACTGTATTAAAGGCTGGAATATTTTTGATGTTGCAAAATTCTGAAAAAGCAACAAATAATTCTTGAATATTTTCAGTCTTTAGTTTTTTTAAATCAAATGTGGGATTTATTTCATGTAAAATAGGGTTATCTAGCCTTACCGCATAAGCTGTTCCATAAGCTTCGGTGTATATATGAATATGTGCCTCTTTAATTATTTCACCGTCAGGATTTTTGTGAGGCTTACTATTTAAATCTAGTCTTAATAATTGAATTGTTTTATTATATCTTGTTTGATAAGTGCATCTTATTTCTATTGCTTGCTTTCTATTTATATCAAATAAATAATTATCGTCATTTTCTTCATCAATTAACTCTAAGGCTACATATTCATTTGCCATAGGAAATTCTATTCTATTTGCAGTAAAGGATTTATTTATTTTAATTTTTTGTAGATATTTACTTTCTATATTCATAAGTATTCGTCTCCTTTTTGATTTTTACCATTTTAGCGTATGTTCCTCCGTATTTCCCAACTTTGAGGGTTAAGCCTATTGCGTTAGTAGTTTCAATCCATTTTTTAGGAGTCATCACTAATCTACCTTTTTCACTTCTAACCGTATGGAATTCCATACGGTTAAAATTAGTGTTATTTATCTCTTCCCAAACAGCAAGAAAATCTATAGTTGAATAAGAACTCATCCAATTTGAGATAGCTATTCTGGGATCTTCGCTGTTTTTATATTTCGCTATGTCAGTTAAACTAATATAATCATTCTTGTGATCTTCCGTAAAAAGACCAATTTGTATTCCGTTCACTTCTATTAACTCATTTTGCATTTTCTACTCCTATCTTTTTTATTCATTATCCACTATACTATATATTCTAATACCTCTTTATTAACACCCAATAAATTAGCATATTGTTCTTTAGTATTTTCAAAAAGAGGATCTCTTTCTTTTTCTAACAACTTAAATGTATTGTAATATTATAATCATTTAAAATTTTTATTAAATCACCATCTTTGTCAATTTTTTTGAAATCACCACCATTTATATCAGCTGAAATATTTTTAATATTTTTTAGAATTGAACCAACTTGAATATTATCATTTGAAGAAATATACCCAACCTTAAATCCATCAAGTATTACAGCTATTGCATTAGAATCATATTCATTATTGGGTTCTCTAATAAGCTCAACATTAGAATAGTTACGTATGGATTTATATTTAAATAAAGTTCTAGAATTTGGAGAAATTTTATCCCATAAATTTTCGCTATTTTTTTTCATAAATTCTTCAATTTCTTTTTTTCTAAAATATGTCCCAGCAACTATTAAATTTAAGTTATTATATTTAGGAATATTTTTATTTTTATTAGAAAAATATTTTACAGGTTCTATTATCCAACCAATTGATATTATGTATAATAAAAATATCCACCAGCCAACTAATATCCACCACAAAAAACTTTTATTTTTAAACATATTACTTCTCCTATTTCTTGTAAGGGTGATAAACACCCACCATTTCACCTAATATCATTGTATCTTCTTTTCCATCTAATAGAATAGGCTTATATAGGTTGCTATTAGAATTGCAAGGTTGAAGAATTATAACATCATTTGTTTTAATTACTTTTTTTAGTGTTGCTTCATTGTCGATTAATACAGCAGCTATTTTCCCATTCTCAACATCAGGAGTTTTTTTAAGAAAAACTGTATCTCCAACCAACCTACCTAACCTTATAAACCCCAACCATCTCTCCAACGATACTTGCTTTAGGTTCATCTTGAAGTATAATAGGTTCGTATTCATTATTATAAGGCTGTAGAATGACTTTATCGGAGAGTTTTATTACCTTTTTAAGTGTTACAGTATCATCAATCCTAACTACTGCTATACGTCCATTTTCAACCTCTTGAGTATGCTTCATGAATACAATATCACCGTCATTTATATCAGCGTCAATCATTGAATCGCCTTTTGCGACTAAACAATAATCAGCTTTTATAAGTTCATCAGCGACAAAATATCCTTGAAAATCTTCTTCTGCCCAACTAAATGAGCCACATGGAGCATATCCTAGTATTGGGATTTTCTTTATTTTTGTTAAAGGGATAAATTCTTTAGGGAGTGGGGGAGTGGTTTTATCTTCTATCAAATCGGACTTATTAATTTTGAAGTAGTCGGCTAATAACTCTATTTTGTCAATTCTTGGATATGTTTTTGCATTTATCCAATCGCTTAAAGTCATATATTTTAAATCTAGGTCTTCACATAATTTATTTCTATCTAAATTGTTTTTATCCATATAATATTTAAGATTTTTAGCAAAAATTTCTTTGTTCTCTAAATTTTTCATAATTACATCTCCTTTATTAATTACTAATATATCACATATTCACGGTAAAAACAATAATAAATTTAAGTAGAACATAAAAAAATATAAAAAAAACTTAAAAAAGTATTGACAACACGTTTTAACCGTGATAATATATATTCATAAGTTGAAGAAAGGGGGCAAACAAGTGAGAAGAAAACGGAAAAGAGATATAAAAAAAGATGACAATCACAAATTAATCATAGCACTAACGATACTGATGATAATTGAAAAAGTGATTGACATCATCTCAAAAATAGTAGATAAGTTAGGGCGATAAGCCTTAACTATCTCACTTGTAATTATATATGAAAAATAATGAAAAGACAATAAAGATATTACTTTATATATTAATTGCTTTAACTGTGATTAATATAATAATGAATTTTGTGTAAAGGAGGGGAATATGGACTTATCAAAAATATCAAGCGAAGAATTGATTGAAGAATTAAATAAACGAGATTTACTTGAAGAGCTTGGAGAACATAAGAAAATTTGGCTTTTATCAAATAATTTTCAACAAAGCAAGTGGAATTTTATAGATTTATTTTCATTTAAAAAAAATGCGAGATGTCCTATATATTCTTTTGAATATATAAAAAACACCTCGTTGGAAGAGCTTATAGAAAAAAGAAAATTTGGACTATAAGCCTAACTGATTTAATAAGTATTGACTAGCAACTTGTCCTAATATTGAGATTGAAAATGACCCGACGTCTTTTAATTTTGATTTAGCGAAATTAAAAGCTTTTGAAGACCTAATATCATCTAATAATTGATGACCTTGCCATGTTAACGAAAACACTCTAACCATAACTATTCCGTTATCTGCACGAATCACATGACAATTAATCATATTGGCTTCTTCAAGTTTTATAAGAGCGTATATAACGTTCTCTCCATCAGAATTAGGTTTATAAATTAATTCCTTATTCAAAGAGTCAATATTTTCTATTTCAATTAAAACTTTACGAACAATATCAAAATCAAGTTTCATATATACCTCCTTTCTATAACTATTATAGCAAAGGATAAAAAAATAACACACAAGGAGGTGAGAGAGTGACAAAGAAATACACTTTAAAAGCGTTAAGGGTTAATAAAGGGTTAAGCACGTTGGAAGCTTCTAAATGGCTAAACGTTTCTGAACCTACATTGATAAGTTGGGAAAAAGGAAGAACATTCCCAAAAGTTAATAAATTACCTGAAATAGAAAAGCTTTATGGAATATCTTATGATTCCATTAATTTTTTAATCGATAACACGGTTAAACCGTAAAATAACACCAACCACAGAAAGGAGAGAGAATGGAAGAAAAAGAAATATTTGACGATAGAAGCAATTACACAATAAAAGCAGATGGAGAATATACAGTTATTGAATATAAAGAAAGAGACTAGCGAACTAGCCTCAGTAAAAATTATTCAAATTCTAATGAAAATTGGTAATTAACAAAAGGAAATAAAACAATGAAAGATTTGCAAACAGTAAATATAAAAGAAGCGTCTGAAAAGCTAAATATTTCAGAACAAGCACTCAGACTTGCACTTCAACAAGGAGTATTTCCGTTCGGGGTAGCAGTCAAGCATCCTAAAAATTATGAATACTACATTTATAAAATTAGGCTTGAGAAATATTTAAAGGGGGAATTATGAAAAAACGAAAAATTGACAAGCATTACATCTTATTAGCTCTAGTATGTGTATTAATAACAGTTATAGCGATGATAGATGGTTTTAATAATAGAGGTTACTTTGCGATAGGTGGAGAGATATTTATAGTGCCACTGATATTTTTGATTAGATTTTTGTACACAGATATGAAAAAAAGAAAAAAGCCGATGTAAAACACCAGCATAGTAAATAAGCACCACCTTATTTACTTAATTATAACACAAATAAAATAATTAAGGAGAAAAAATGAAAGAAAATATATTAAGAATAAGAAAAATAAAAAATAATCGTGTTCGTGATGGAAGACAAGTTCGAGTATCAGAAGAAACTTATAACACTATAAAACAACTTGCAGATGAATCAAATATGAATATTGGAGATATAGCAGAATTAATCATGGATTGGGCTATAGGCCATGTTCGAATTGTAGATTAGGGGGCTATATGTCAATAAAAATTAATAGTTTAGAGCTAGAAAATGTAAAAAGAATTAAAGCTATTGAATTAGAACCATCAAAAAATGGTCTAACTATAATAGGTGGGAATAATCGCCAAGGGAAGACTTCAATACTTGACAGTATAGCGTGGGTATTAGGTGGAAATAAATATAAACCTACTAATCCCAAAAATGATGATTCTGTTTTGGATCCTTACTTAAAACTAACTTTAACAAATGGATTGGTAGTTGAAAGAAAAGGAAAAAATTCAGATTTAAAAGTAACAGACCCTAGCGGACAAAAAGCAGGTCAGCAATTATTAGATAGTTTTATCTCAACTTTTGCTTTAGATATTCCAAAATTTATGGAAGCAAGTAATTTAGAAAAAGGAAGAATGCTTTTAGGATTAATAGGGCTTGAAGAAGAATTTCAAAAATTATTAAATCAAGAACAAAGAACATACAATGAAAGATACGAGATAGGTCGGATAAAAGACCAAAAACAAAAGTATGCAGATGAGCTTATTGAACATAAAGATGTTCCAAGAGAAAAAATATCAGTAATTGATTTGATAAACGAGCAACAATCTATACTTTATAAAAACGGAGAAAATCAAAAACATAGAGAAAATCTTAAAGAGCTTGTAAGAAGTCAAGAATCAGACCAAGAGTTATATAAAAACTTAGAAGAAAAAATAAAAGAGCTCCAAATTAAAAAAGATGAAGTTTTATCAAGGTTAAATAATAGGGTTGATAATATCTTAAATGCTAAAAAAACAGTTGAAGAACTTAAAGATGAATCAACAGAAGAAATAGTAAATTCAATAAATAATATTGAACTTATAAACAAAAAGATTGATGAAAATTTAAATAAATATAGAGCTCAAGATGAAGCAAATAAATTTAAAATGCAATATGATGAACTTTCTGAAAAACTTGCTGATATTAGAAATAAAAAAATGTCGCTTCTTAAAAATGCAAATTTACCATTAAATGGCTTATCTATAGAAGACGGAGAACTTACTTTTAACGGACAAAAATGGGATGGGATGTCAAGTAGTGAACAGTTAGTTGTTGCTACATCAATTGTAAAAGCGTTAAATCCTGAATGTGGATTCGTGCTTATGGACAAGTTAGAACAATTAGATTTAGATACATTAAAAGAATTTGGGGCTTGGATTGAAAAGCAAGACTTGCAAGTTATTGCTACTAGAGTTTCTAAAGGCGAAGAGTGCAGCGTAATTATAGAAGATGGAAAGATAGAAAATAATACTAATAATTGGAAGGCAGGTGCATTTTAATGTTTGAAATAAATTCAGGAAAAATAGCAAAAGCACAAAAAGTTGTAATTTATGGTGTTGAGGGGGTAGGAAAATCAACTCTTGCAAGTAAATTTCCAAATTCTTTGTTTATAGATTTAGAAGGGTCAACCAATAACATGGATGTTAAGAGGATACAAAGCCCTACATCTTGGAATATATTTTTACAACAATTAGATTGGATAAAAAAAGAAAAACCATGTGAAACTTTAGTAATAGATACGCTTGATTTTTTAGAAGAGTATTTATGTAAGCCTTATGTTGTGGCAAGTAGACCAAATTCAAATGGACAATATGTTAAAAATATTGAAGATTACGGATATGGTGCAGGATACAAGCACTTAGCTGATGTTTGGGGAAAAGATTTATTAAATAAGTTGTCAGAAGTGGTAGATAGTGGAATAAATGTTGTGTTACTTGCTCATTCTACTCAAAGAAAAGTAGATAGTCCGGACCAATTAGGATCTTATGATAAATACGAATTAAAACTTGAGAAAAAAACAGCTTCTTTAACAAAAGAATGGGCAGATTTGCTTTTATTCTTAAACTTTAAAACAGAAGTTACAACTATAAAAGATGGAATGACAACTAAAAGAAAAGGTACAGGTCAAGAAAGAAAAATGTTTACGACTAATCATCCGGCTTATGATGCTAAAAATCGTCATAGCTTATCTGATGAATTAGAGCTTGATTATTCAATGATTTCTCATATTTTTAATAAAGATAAAAAAGAAAAATTTTATGTAAATAATGAAAATGAAGCGTTTAAGGTAGAGGTTGGAAGTAAAGAAGATAAAGTTATAGAAAAAATAAATGAAGAGCTTCCGGTTAAAGAAAAAAATAGAGAAATTTCAGAAAATGAATTTACTTTATTAAAGGATGATGAAAGACAAAAAATTCCATTTGATGAAGTGAAAGATGATTTGTTTAAAGGACAAGTAAATGTGTTTGAAAATAAATTAGATGTAAAAAATAAATCACTGCGAGATTTAATGCAAGCAAATGGATTAACAGTAGAACAAGTAGAAAAAGCAGTTACTAAAAGAGGATATTTCCCGGAGGGAACAGGAATTAACAATTACCCTGATGAATTTGTAAATCAAGTATTAGTAGGAGCTTTTGAACAAATTATTAAATTTATAAAAGAAAATAATATTTAGGAGGATAAAAAATGAGTGAATTACAAGATAGAGCATTAAGTTGGGATGAAGAAATTAGTCAAGAAAGTGAATTTATTTTGCTTGATGAAGGGGATTATAGTTATAAAGTAGAACAAGTTGAAAAAACTTATTTTAATGGATCAGAAAAAATGGCTCCATGCCCACAAGCAATAATTCATTTAATAGTAAATGATCAAGTGAGATTAAAAACAAATTTATTCTTAAACACAAAATCAGAATGGAAACTTTCAGAATTTTTTGTTTCAATTGGTCTTAAGAAAAAAGGTGAACCACTAAAAATGAATTGGACTAAAGTACAAGGTGCCACAGGTAGATTGACATTGAGTCATAGAGAATATAAAGGTCAAAAGTACAATGAGGTTAATAGATTTTTAGAGCCGGAAGCTAGTCAAAGTTGGACAGGTGGTACATTTTAATGACAGAAATAAAGCTTAGACCTTATCAGGAAGAAGCTAAAGAAAAAGTATTAAAAGAATGGGAAGAAGGGAGAGATAAAACTCTCCTTGTACTTCCGACAGGTACAGGAAAAACTGTTGTTTTTTCAAAAATCATTGAAGAAAGAGTAAAAAAAGGAGATAGAGTTTTAATTTTAGCCCACAGAGGAGAGTTATTAGAACAAGCAAGTGATAAATTAAAAAAAACAACCGGACTTGTAACTGCCACAGAAAAGGCGGAAGAAACTTCTTTAGGCTCTTTTTTTAGAGTAACTGTAGGCTCTGTACAAACTTTGATGAGAGAAAAAAGGTTAAAAAATTTTGATAAAAATCATTTTGGAACAATTATTATAGATGAAGCTCATCATGTAATGAGTGATAGCTATCAAAAAGTGTTAAATCATTTTAAAAGTGCAAAAATATTAGGAGTTACAGCAACACCTGATAGAGGAGATATGAAAAATTTAGGTGCATTTTTTGAAAGTTTAGCTTATGAATATTCACTTCCTAAAGCGATAAAAGATGGTTATTTATCAAAGATAAAAGCTCTTACAATACCTTTAGAATTGGATTTATCAAAAGTAAGAGGGCAAGCTGGGGATTTTAAAGTTTCAGATTTAGGTTCTGCTTTAGATCCGTATTTAGAGCAAATTGCTAATGAAATGTGGAAAGTTGCTAAAGATAAAAAAATAGTAGTTTTTTTACCTTTGATTGATACATCTGTTAAAATGACTAATTTATTAAACAAGGTTGGATTTAATGCGGTAGAAATAAACGGTAGTAGTCCGGATAGGGAAGAAATATTAAATGATTTTGAAAAAGGAAAATACAATGTTTTGTGCAATTCAATGCTGCTTACTGAGGGGTGGGATTGTCCTTCTGTAGACTGCGTTGTTGTACTTAGACCTACAAAAGTTAGAAGTTTATATAGTCAAATGGTAGGTCGTGGGACAAGACTTTATCCGGGTAAAGAACATTTATTGCTGTTAGATTTTTTATGGCATACAGAAAGGCATCAATTGTGTAGACCTTCGCATTTAATTACTACAAATGAAAAAGTTCAGAAAAAAATGGATGAAAAAACTGAAGAAAATCCAAACGAAGAGTTTGATATTGAAGAACTTGAATCAAAATCAGCAGAAGAAGTTATCCAAGAAAGAGAGCAAGCTTTAGCTGAACAACTTAAAGAAATGAGAAAAAGAAAAAGAAAACTTGTTGATCCAATTCAATTTGAAATGTCAATTATGGATTCTGACTTAGAAAATTATGTGCCTAATTTTGGGTGGGAAATGGCTCCTGCTTCAAAAAAACAAATCGATACTTTAGAAAAATTAGGAATACTTCCTGATAGTATAGATAATGCAGGTAAAGCTGCAATGATATTAGATAAATTGTCGAAAAGAAGAGAACAAGGGTTAACAACTCCAAAACAAATTAGATTTTTGGAAAATAAAGGATTTTTACATGTTGGTAAATGGACTTTTGAAAGTGCAAGTAAAATGATTTCAAGAATATCTATGAATAATTGGGTTGTACCAAATGGGATTGACCCTAAAACATATATGCCTGGAGGGGTAAATGAACAACAATAAGATAAATTTTAAGGGATTTTTAAAAAATGTAGATCCCTCCATGCTTGATTATCAAGAGTGGTTAAATGTAGGAATGGCACTTCAACATGAGGGCTACTCAGCATTTGATTGGGAAGAGTGGAGTAAGAGAGATACAGAAAGGTATAAACCTGGGGAGTGTTACATTAAATGGAACACTTTTAATGGGAATTCATCACCTGTTACAGGTGGGACAATAGTTGAATATGCTAAACAACAAGGATATAAATTTCAAAATAAAAAAGAAGATTTTGCACTCGATTGGACTGATACTATATCTGATGAACTTGTTGTAGTTGATTATAACTATTTGGAGGAAAAAGAACTTAAAATCCCAAGTAATGATGAATTTAATCCTGTTAAAGAAATTAAAACATATATTGAAACTTTGTTTGAAGCAACCGATTATGTAGGATATGTGACAGAAACTTATGATTATGACGGAAAGTTACTTCCAACAAAAGGAGTATATTCAAAAACTGCAGGTCAAATTTTAGAAGAACTAAATAAATATAATGATATAGAAAGTGTCATAGGAACATACAACAAAATAGCTGGAGCTTGGGTTAGATTTAATCCTTTAGATGGTAAAGGAGTTAAAAATGAAAATGTTACTGATTTTAGATATGCACTTGTAGAGTCTGACAATATAGATATTGGAAAGCAAGAAGCTATATTAAGAGAACTAGAACTTCCAATAAAAATTCTTGTTTATAGTGGAGGAAAATCCGTTCATGCAATTGTAAGGATAGATGCTAATACTTATGAAGAGTATAGAAAAAGAGTTGATTATCTTTATAAAGTATGCGAAAAAAACGGATTTGGAATTGATAAACAAAACAGAAATCCATCTAGATTATCAAGACTTCCTGGAATTATTAGAGGAGACAGCAAACAATTTATTATTGATAAAAATATTGGAAAATCTTCTTTTGAAGATTGGGAAGAGTGGATTGAGGGTGTAAATGATGATTTACCGGAGCCTGAAAGCCTTAAAGAGGTTTTTAATAATTTGCCTGAATTATCTCCATCACTTATTGATGGAGTATTAAGACAAGGGCATAAAATGTTACTTGCAGGACCGTCAAAAGCCGGTAAGTCTTACTTGATGATTCAACTTGTAATAGCCCTTGCAGAAGGCAAGAAATGGCTAGGTTGGGATTGTGCTAAAGGTAAAGTATTGTATGTCAATTTAGAACTTGATAAAGCCTCTGCACTTCATAGATTTAAGGATGTTTATAAGGCTTTAGGATATGAACCTAATAACCTTAAAAACATTGAAATTTGGAACTTAAGAGGTAAGGCAGTACCAATGGACAAATTAGCTCCAAAGCTTATTAGAAGAGCTCAGAAAAAAAACTATATAGCTGTAGTGATAGATCCTATATATAAAGTAATCACAGGGGATGAGAACTCAGCCAGTGAGATGGCAAATTTCACCAACCAATTTGATAAGGTGGCTACAGAACTGGGATGTGCGGTCATATACGCCCATCACCATAGTAAAGGTAGTCAAGGGAGTAAAAGGTCAATGGACAGGGCTAGTGGTTCAGGAGTATTCGCTAGAGATCCTGACGCATTACTTGATGTAATCCAGTTAGAGTACGATGAAAAAATGAAAGATATTGAAGAATCAAGACTTACAGGATCGTTCTTATCAAGATTAATTAAGCAAAGAAACCTTGAGTATTACACAAACAAAATTACCGCAAATGACGAAAAACTAGAAACTAAAATGAGATACCACGCTGAACAGATATATTCTAAGATTGAACTTGAGGAAATCGAAAAAGAAATATTTAAAATTAAAGATGATGCAAGGCATAAAACAGCGTGGAGAATAGAAGGAACTCTAAGAGAGTTTAGGTCATTTGATCCTGTAAATATTTGGTTTAAGTATCCAATACATGAATTAGACGACAAAAAGGTGTTGGAAAAAGTTATTCCTCAAGGTGAAAAACCAGCATGGCAGCAGGCTCAAGAAAATATTAAGTCACCAGAAGAAAAGAAAGAAGAAAGAATGAAGGCTCTAGAAGTTGCTTTTAAGGCTTGTTCAGTTGAAGGTGATGTTACTATAGAAGATTTATCTGACTATTTAGGCGTAACTAATAGGACTGTTTGGAACAGGATTAAAGAACATAAGGGGTTTGAAACTAAAAAAATTGATGGACAAAAAGAATCAATTGTTACCCTAAAGGAAGAAAAGTAACATGTGTGAAGAAAGAAAAATCAATAGTTTTTTCATAGGTCAATTTTAGGCTTAAGTGTGAAAAAACAATAGTTTTTTCCTTTCACAGTTAATGTGTGAAGAAAGAAAAATCAATAGTTTTTTCATAGGTCAATTTTAGGCTTAAGTGTGAAAAAACAATAGTTTTTTCCTTTCACAGTTAATGTGTGAAGAAAGAAAAATCAATAGTTTTTTCATGCGAAGCAAAAACTATATATATATATATATTATTTTCTTCACAGGTGAAGTTCGGCACAGGTGATTGTGAATGAAAAAAGGGCGTTAAGCTCCGCCCTTTTATTCATGCACGACCATCACCTAAGAAAATTTTTGAGAGATAAAAAGTTAGATAAAAAAATATCAAAGTAAAGGAGTAGAAAAATGGTTATAGAATTTTTTATACCTTTAGAAAAAATTCCAACAGCAACAGGACAACAAAAAAAAATTACCTGGAGTCATAAAGCGAACAAACCTATTATTTACGACGCACTATTGCTTAGAGAAGCTAAAGAAATATTTAAAGCTAATCTTTATAAGCATACACCGGAAGAACCTCTTAGCGGAGCGATTAGGCTAACTACAAAATGGCTTTATGGTACTAAAGATAAAAATAAAATAGGAATTTACAAATATACCAAGCCTGACACGGATAATATCATCAAAGCTTTTAAGGATCAAATGACTAAATTGAGATTTTGGAAAGATGATTCACAAATTGCAAGTGAAATTACTGAGAAGTTTTGGAACGATATTGTTGGGATTTATGTAAAAATTGAGGAACTATCATGACAAATCAAGAAGTGATTAAACATCTTATAAAAATTAAGAATGCATTAATTAATAAAAATTGAAGGTAAAGTTTCTAGAATTTATAAAAAGGTAACGGATTAGACAACAGATCTTAAAAAAGATTCGTTACCTCATGGAAATGTTGAAAAATAAACGTTTATAAACAGTTTTATAGGTAACGGATGTAAAAGTACTATAAACGTTGAAATATCAACGTTTATACGGAAAAGGTAACGGATTAACAGATGTTTTTAACTTCTTATATAAAATTTAATATATAAAAAATAAAATATAGTGTAAAAAATAATATATATATATATATATGCCGAGATCTGTTACCTTTTTGAATTAAAACAATAGTCAAAGTATTGAAAAATGAACAAACTTGATAGGTAACAGATCTTTTTAAAAAATGGAGTAAAAACCAATGAAAACAAAATTAAAATACAAAAACGGAGAATTTACTATCGTTTTTGGATAGATTCTTTCCTACGACAAAGGAAAGAATTAAGGAATTAAACAAAATAATTAAAATATCAGAAAATGGAGAGGAAGTGAAAAACACTATAATTAAGTTTCTACAATCTGATGAAAAGTATTATAAAAATTTGGAGATAACGGAATATGAATAGCTTAATATATCAACGAAAAAAACTAGAATTAAACAAAAAATACAAAACATCAAGATTAACTAATGAATTTAAAGTTAGTAATAGAGAATCTAATCAAACATTGCAATTTTTTGCAAAATTAATAGAACATAGAAAATATTACATGATATTTGATTTGGATGGTGTTAAAGAATGCTTTATGCATGCTGACCCTCACGTGAGGATTGAAGAGGTGGAATTATGATTGTGGTCACTGTGGGAGAAATGGCAAATTGTAAAGTAGTGTGGAGAAGTGACAAGGATAGTAACATCACAATAATCAAAGCTAGGGAAGTAATTAAAATATTAAAAACATACAATCCATACGGTAAGTATAGAATATTTAAGTTATCGATAGATTTAGCAGAGAAAAATTGGAAAGAGGAAGAAATTGAGGTGGAAGAATGAAGATAAAATTTGACAGTTTGAATGAGTTCAATTGCTTCTTGAGAAAGTGTAAAGACATTTATATTAACAACATTAAAGTAAAAAATTATAAAGCAAAATATATGCTTGGAATGGAACACGAGGAACAAGAAATAGAGTTAGAGTTTGAGTTTGCGGAAGAATAGGGAGGTAAAAAATGAAACTATATTTTTATGAAAGCCATTTAGATGGGATATACGTATCAGAAAGAGATGACCTTGATATAGAGATATGCGAACAATGTGGAGATAGTGATATTATGCTTACTAGTTGCGACACTGATGAGTTTGAAGAGTTATTTTATGCTTTTTGCGACTTGTTGAAGTTTAGGATGTGCAAAAAGGACTTTGAAGATATTTGTAAAGACTTAAAATCATTTGGTCTCGATATTGATTTGGAGAGGGACTATTTTATTAATTTATGTAAAGAAATTTCAGAATAACGCATTTATTTGCGATTTAAGAGGTTTTTTAATTCAGATATATAATTAGTAGTCTAAACTAAATAAATTGATTAGGAGTTAAAATATTAATTGTGAGAGGTATTAAAAGTTGAATGTAGATGAAGTAAAAAAATGGCTTAACAGAGCTTACAAGATTGATGAATTAATACAAATTGACAAAAGAAAGTTAGAAGAATTAGCAACTGTGGCCCCTTGTATTCCAATATCCGAAAAAGTTCAAACATCAAAAAAATTAAGTGCTAATTTTGAAAATAAAGTATTTAAGATTGATGAACAACGAAGAAAATTAAACAACAGAATTGTCGAAAGGTACAACATCAAAATGGAGATTGATGAAGCGATTAATTCTGTTTCGGACAATGAGATTGTACAAGTGCTAGATTACAGGTACTTACAGTTCCTTAAATTTAGGGATATTGCAAGTGTGTGTTATATGAGTGTTGGAAAAGTTCAACATCTTCATGATAAAGGAATTACGTTACTGACTTGTATCGTTGAAAAAATACAAAATGAACAAGATAATGTGCTATACTAGTATTGTAAAAATATAGACAATTAAATATAACAATTTTTCGGGCAACTTCAAAAAATATCACACATATTTCCTTCATATTTTTTTGTATTTGAAGTTGTCTTTTTTGTGTCTATTTTTTAATAAAAAACTTGACAACACGTGTTAAACCACGTATAATAATATTTGTAAGGAGGACGCTTCTTATGAAGAGTTATAACTCAAGAGAACTAATTAGAATACTTAAAAAGAATGGTTGGGTAGAAAAAGGCAAAGCTAGAGGAAGTCACTTGTATATGATTAATCCAGACAAACCAGAACTTGGCAAGGTTACAATACCTCAACCAAGAGATAGCTATCCAAGAAAAACACTTGATAGTATTCAAAAACAAACAGGGGTTAAATTATAACCCCTAGTTCTCATATTTTAAGGAGGTTTTAGAAGTGAAAGATAAATATGTATATCCTGCTATTTTTGATTATGCAGATGATGGAATAAGTATTGAGTTTCCGGATTTACCGGGTTGCTTAAGTTGTGCAGATACTGATGAAGAAGCTTTATATATGGCGGAAGATGTCTTAGGTTTATGGATGTTAAATTTGGAAGAAGATAAAGAAGAGATACCTGAGCCAAGTAAACTTAACGATATTAAAATTGAAACTAATCAAAAAACAGTTTTAATTAGTGTTTGGATGCCAACAATAAGAAAAGCAATCAACAATAAATCTATTAAAAAGACTTTAACAATTCCACAATGGTTAGATTTTATGGCTAGAGAAAAAGATTTGAATTTTTCATTTATTTTACAAGAAGCGTTAAAAAAAGAATTACAAATATCAAAATAAACTAAATAAACTCAAAGCACTCTTAACAGGGTGCTTTTTTAGTACATAGAAAGGAGCTGATGATGAATAAATTAACAATTAAACAAAAGAGATTTGCTGATGAATATATCATCAGCGGGAATATAGAACAGTCAGCATTAAGTGCTGGATATAGTAAAAATTATGCAAGGAAAAGAGCACATGAGCTGTTGGCAAATGTTGGTGTGAAATCCTACATAGACGAGAGGTTACAAGAATTAGAAGATAAAGCAATAGCTAAGCAAGATGAAGTACTAAAGTTTTTAACATCCGTTTTAAGAAACGAACAAACAGAAGAAGTCTTATACGGAATGGGTGAAGGTATGCAAGGCAAGACTAGATTAGAATTATCTGGCAAAGACAGAATAAAAGCAGCTGAACTTTTAGGTAAGAGATACGGAACGTGGACTGAAAAAGTTGACGTCAACGCTGATATTGATATGGAACTTAAAGTTAGGATTGATTATGGAGATTAAGATTCAAGCAAATCCTAATTTTAAAGAAGTAAATCAATCAAAAAAAAGATATATTGTTATGAAAGGTTCTGCTGGTAGCGGGAAGTCTGTCGATACTGCACAAAATTATATTTTAAGGCTATTACAAGATAAAGGCAGAAACTTGGTTTGTATAAGAAAGTCGGATATAACTAACCGTTATAGCACTTATGCAGAGCTTTCAGGTGCCATATATCGTATGTTTGGGGAAAAAGCAGACAAATACTTTAAGGTTATACAAAGCCCTCTTAAAATTGAATGCAGAGCTAACGGCAACCAAATCATATTCAGAGGAATGAATGATGAAAGACAAAGAGAAAAACTTAAATCTATTACATTCAAAAAAGGGAAATTAACAGATGTATGGATTGAAGAAGCTACTGAACTCACTCAAGCTGATTTTGAAATTATTGACGACCGTTTAAGAGGACAATTGCCTGATGGTCAATTTTATCAAATTAGAATGACATTTAACCCGGTATCAAAAAATCATTGGATAAAAAAACACTTTTTTGATTTTGAGGATAAAAATGTATTAACTCACCATTCTACATATTTACAAAATAGATTTATAGACGAAGCTTATAAAGAACGTATGTTAAGACGTAAAGAGGTAGATCCTGACGGCTATAGGATTTATGGACTTGGTGATTGGGGGGAAGTCGGCGGGCTGATATTGAGTAATTGGCAAGCTAAAGAAGTATCACAAGACTTAAATGATTATGATGATGTTGCTTTAGGGCAAGACTTTGGCTTTAACCACGCAAATGCAATATTACTGTTAGGGTGTAAAGATGGAGATATTTATATTTTGAAAGAAATATATTTATATAACAAAGATACATCAGAGATTATAGAGTATTCTGAGGGGAAAATACCTAAAGATGTTGAAATGTTTTGTGATTCTGCGGAATCCGACAGAATAAAAACTTGGAAAAAAGCAGGATATAAGGCTAAAAAAGTAAAAAAGGAAAAAACTACAATAAAAAAATATCAGGCAACACAGATTGACTGGTTAAAGCAAAGAAAGATTTTTATAAATCCATCTTGCACGAATACAATTAAAGAAATAAGCCAGTGGAAGTGGAAAAAAGACGAAGCAACAGGAGAGTATTTAGATGAACCAGTTGCTTTTTTTGATGATGCAATGGCCGCCTTAAGATATGGTGTTGAAAGGTGGAGAAAAGCGAAACAAGGAATGAGGATATTAAAATGAGCATATTAGACAAATTAAAAAAAGGGGGTAAATACATAACAATGCTGTTTGAAAAAGATAAGTTAGATGAATCTATAATAATTGAGTTAATAAATAAGCATAGAAATTCAGATAAAATTAAGTACATGATTAAGGGAGATAATTATTATCTAGGGAAAAATGATATTTTAGAATCTATAAATGACGATAAAAAAATAAAGATACCACATTCATTATTTAAGAATTTAGTTGATGAAAAAGTATCATATAGTTTTTCAAATACTCCATCTCTAACTTGCGAAAATGAACAAATTAGAGAAACTATAACAGATATAATAGGTGGTGACTTAGGATATGATTTAGAATCTTTAGCCTATGAAGCGAGTAAAAAAGGTATTGCTTGGGTTAGACCTTATATAAGTGTGAATGGAGAGTTTAAGTTATTTATAGCTAAATCAGAACAGATTATTCCGGGGTGGAAAGACGCAACACATACTGATTTAGATTATCTTATCAGAGTATACGATTCAGAAGTTTTTAGATTTGGAAAATTTAAGACTGTAACAAATGTTGAGGTTTGGTTTGCTGATGAGGTTAGATATTATAGGCTAGATGGTAGGCAATTAATCAAAATAAACACTGATGAGGGGCATTTCTTCAAAGATGGTGCTCCTGAAAATTGGGGTGTAGTTCCTTGGGTTGCTTTTAAGAATAATAAAGTTGAAGTGTCTGATTTAACTTTTGTAAAAAAATTAATTGATTCTTATGATTTATCAAGAAGTGAAGTGGCAAATTTTGTGGATGAAGTTAGAAACCTTATTTTTGTGTTAAAAGGATATAACGGAGAATCCTTAGAGGAGTTTTTAAGAGACCTTAAAAAATACAGAGGTATCAAGATAGATGATGATGAAAACGCAGGAGTAAGCACTTTAAATCCTACAATGGATATTGCAGCTATTAAACAACACTATGAACAAATTAAGAGGGATATATTTGATATTGGGCAAGGTGTAAACAGAGACCTTGATAAATTTGGTTCTGCTCCATCTGGGGTAGCTCTAAAGTTTTTATTTAGTGGACTAGACTTAAAAAATAATCAAATTGAATCAGAGTTTAAGAGGGGGTTTAACCAATTAATTTATTTTGTTTACAAATACTTAGAAACAAAGAATGTTAGTTTGCAAAAAGAAAAAATTGAAATAGTTTTTGCTAGAGATATACCACTTAATGAAACGGAAGCAATTCAAAATTGTAATAATTCAAGAGGTATTATATCCGAAGAAACTATTATAGCAAATCATCCATGGGTAAGAGATGTATCAAGCGAAATTGAAAAACTAAAAAAAGAAAAAGAAGAATCTGGAGAACTATTTAATACAGCACCTACTTTAGAAGAAGGTGGAGATAATGAAAAATAGTAATGATTACTTTGCTAAAAGAATTGCTAATTCGTACTGGGATACGTTCAACGGAACTAATAAGGATCATAAGAAATTAATTCAAATATATAAAAGAGCAAGCGATGACGTGCTTAAAGAGTTGTATAAGTTGGAAACTGATTTTTCTGAAAACGGAGTTATATCAAGGTCTAAAGTTTACAAAGCTAATCACTTAAAAAAAATAAGTGAGCAATACAAAAATGTATTAAAAGACTTGGGAGAAAAGGTAGAATCTACAGGAGAATTAACAATACTAAAAGCTGGGAAAGACATTGTTGCAACGACTAGCGATTTATTAAAAAATGTTGGAATTGCTATTAAATACAATCCTAATACCGCAAAGAAACTATATCAAAAACCATGGCGGGGGGCTAATTTTTCAGGGAGAGTATGGAAAAATCAAAATAAGCTCCATAAAGAACTAAATGATATATTAACTAAAGGTATTATAACTGGTAAACCTACAGCCCAAATGGCTATGGAATTAAATTCAAGAATGAATACTGGACTTCATAATGCTTCAAGGTTGATTAGAAGCGAAACCATGCATCAGATGAATGAAATCAATAAAGTTAGCATGAAAGAAGCTGGTATAAATAAAGTTCAAGAAATAGTTACTCTTGATGAGAGAACTTCCAATGAATGTAGTCCTCATAACAAAAAAATACATGATATAGACAAAGCACCAATATTACCAAGACATCCTAACTGTAGATGTGTATTAGTGCCTTATGTGGATGTGGATAAAATTGCTGATGAGTTTGATAGGAGAGAAGATGAAATAATTTTGAAGTCGGAGATAGATGCTTATAGATCCGAAAACTTTAAGGCTAATAAAATTGAAGAGATAGGCAAATATTTTAGTAAAGATAAATATTATATTGGGAAATTACCTATAAGTGTGGAAGGTTTCCCGAGTGATAAAAGTGTTTATATTACAAAGTATGATATTAGTCGTATATTATTCAGGCATGGAAGCGAAATATCCGAAAATGCTATGAATAACTTAAATAAATCTATACTTAACCCACAGGAAATTTTGAAAATCAAAAATAAAGGTGACAATAGAATTATGATATTGAATAGTGTACCGGGCGATAGAAATCATTTTACAGAGTTAATATTAGTTAAAAAAAATGATAATCATATTATCCACTTCTTAATGAAGAATAATATCAGAAAGGGAAAAATATTAGAAAAGCATAAAATGTTGTTTAATTCCAAGAATTAGGGTATAATATAAATAAAGATAGAGGTGAAGAATCTGTCGTTCACGGACCGAAAGGTTGCAGATGTAGGAGATGGCAGTCCTACCTATCTAAAAATTAAAAATTATTTTAGAAGCACAACTAGTAGAAATATTGGTAGTGCTTTTTTATTGTCCTAGATAAGACATAAAACTGTCTATTTTTAATGTTTAAAATTCAGTTAGCTTGCGACTGTAACAAAGACAAGCACTCACGATATGCGACATCGTAAAAAGCGTAGAGAAGAAAGGTAGGAAAGAGTATGAATAGAACTTTTTTGAAAGGGCTAGGATTAGAACAAGAAGCTATTGAAGCGATCATGGCTGAATATGGTAATGATGTTAATAGCTTAAAGGATAAGGTTAGTAAGTTGGAAGAAGATAAAAAGAGTTTGGAAGATTCTTTAAAATCGTTTGAAGGTGTCGACATCAAGAAATTACAAGAAGATAACGAAAACTTAAAGAATACATATGAAAATCAAATTCGTGATATGAAGATAAGCGGTGCAATCGAAAAGGCTTTAACTAATGCGAAAGCTAAACATTCAGACTTATTAATCGGGAAGTTCGATAAAGGGAAAATTAAGATAACTAAAGATGGAAATATTGAGGGTATTGACGAACAATTAAACTCATTCAAAGAAACCTACAAAGATTTATTTACATCGGAAGTTACAGGTAAGGAGCCTAATAATCCAGAGGGACAAGGGGCTTCGGTAAAAAACCTATTTGAAGTAGGGGCAAATATAGAATAAAAGGAGAAAAAATATGCCAAACAAAATAGAAAACGCAAAAAAATATATACCAACACTAGATAAAATTTATAAATTAGGATCATTAACATCAATTCTTGATGGTAATCCAGAGCTAGCAAAAGAAGGAGCAAATGCGGGAGAATTATTAGTCGCTAAAATCAAAGTAGATGATATGGCTGATTATGATAAGGCTAAAGGCTATACAGATGGCGATGTGACTTTAGAGTGGGAAACTATCAAAGCAGATTATGACAGAGGTAGAATGTTTACAGTAGACAATGTAGAAAATAAAGATTCTGCTGATTTAGCTTTTGGACAACTTGCAAATGAATTTATAAGGACAAAAGTAACTCCAGAAATAGATGCATGGAGATTTTCTAAATATGCTAAAACAGAAAACATAGGAAACACACATGGAAATCTTTCAGATGGTGCAAATGTAATTAAAGCTTTAAGAGCTGCAACAACAGCAATGGATGAAAAAGAAGTACCAGCAGAAGGTAGAATCTTATTCATTACCCCAACATTAAAAGGCTTGATTGATGATTTAGATACAAATAAATCGAGAGCGGTAATAGATAAATTTGCTAAAGTGGTTGAAGTGCCAGTGTCAAGATTTGATGCAGGAATTACTTTGAAGAAAGATGGTGGTATTGAAAATAAAAATTCTAACCCACTAAATTTCATGATTGTACATCCATCAGCAATAATACAATATCCTAAACACGTCGCACCAAAAATCGTAACCCCTGAGGCTAATCAAAATGCGGATGCATGGAAATTTGGTTATAGATTAGTTGGAGTATGTCAAGTTTATGAAAATAAAGTTGATGGTATTTATGTACACGCTACAAAAGAACTAAATAAAGAAGTAAAGAAGAAAGAAAAAAACTTTGAAATGTAATTTAAGGATTTAAAATGATTGATAAAGATAAAATAATTAGTGAGATGAGAAAAAGACCAGGAATGGAATTAGCAGATGTTGAAAGTCTTTATCAAGACTCGGTAGAAGACATCTGCCATTTCACTCACTTAACAGAAAATGAATTAAAAGAATTAGCCATTGGGTCAATTATAAAAGACCTGATGGCTTTTAGATTTAATACTCTAGGAGTGGAAGGTATTAAATCAGAAAGTTTTTCAGGAGTATCTACAGGATATTACGATGATATACCTGAAAGAATAAAAAAGAAATTAAGGTCTTTTAGGAGATTACCATGAGTGTAAATTCAAGAATGAAAGAAGTTGATATTTATGAATTAACAGAACAAACTTCTAAATCTGGAGCGAAAAAACAAGAGTGGAATAAAATAAAAACTATACTTGCTTCGATATATCAAGCTAATCAATTTACATCCGTGGATAATTACAGAAATGTCGAAACAACGCATCAAGCTTTAACACATTATAAGGGATTGATTGCTAGAAAATATAGGGTTATTCAAGGCGATAACAAATATGAAGTCTTAAGTATTGATAATAATCATAGATTGGCAGTAATTAGCCTAAAGGAAGTAAAATTATGGTAAATATTAAAATTGATACTACGGCATTTAAAAATTCTTTACCTAATGCGTCTAGTGAATTAAAAAAACTAATGATTGAAAGGGTTAATATGGCAACACAGCTTGTAAAAGCTAAAGCTATAGAAGAAACTCCATCAGATCAGGGGCTATTAAGAGTAAATATGACAGCAAATGTAAAAGTTGACGGAAATTCTATAGTAGGAACTATTGGAAATACTTTAGAATATGCTCCATACGTTCATCAAGGAACGGGAAAATACGCTAAAGATGGTAAAGGAAGAAGTGGATATTGGATATTTGTAAAAGGTTCAAGTGGAAAAAAATCTAAAAAAAGCAATAGAACTTATTCATTAGCAGAAGCTAAAAAAGTAATGGCTATACTTAGAAAAAAAGGATTAGAAGCTTACTACACTAACGGACAAAAGCCAAAACCATTTTTAGAAAATGCAAAAAGTAAGAATATGGTAAGTATTAAAAAAATATTGGGGATTAAATAATGTTAAGTCATGCAATTAAAAAGCTATTAGATGAAGCCACAGGGCTTGACTTTAGCCCTGTAATAGGAATAAGCGAACAAATACCTATATGTAGTTATAGCATACAAGATAATGAATATGAAGTGGTTAACAACGCTACATTGGAAGTTAGGATATATGATGAAGACTATGACAATATAGAGATTTTAAGAGAGAAGATAAAAAAACATATATGCAGTAAAGAAAATGAATCTGGAAAAATAGTTGATAATTATATCTTAAGAATAAAACCAACAGGTGGTGGAATATTAAGAGATGAAGAATATTTTGAAAGTACACAATTCTTTAATGTGAAATATTACAAAAAAGGAGAATGAAGATGGAATATAAAAAAAATATGGATGAAATAATATTCGGAGCGGGTGAAGTTTATATTACGAATTATACAGGGGATGAAATTCCAAAACATACGACAATTGAAGTTGCTGACAATCATGTTGGTCACTGTCAGGGGGGGTTCACTGTTGAGTATAAACCTGAAAAATATGATGTAAAAAATCAATATGGAAAAGTTGTTAAAACTTTTATAAAAGGAGAAGATATTTCTGTAAAAACAGGAGTATTAAGTTGGGATTTAAAAAATTTAGAAAAATTATCAACTGCAAAATTTACAGAAGATAAATCGAAAAATATAAAAAAATTGACATTCGGGGGGACGAAAAAAGCACTAGATGTTGTATTATTAAGATTTGTACACGAAAAAGAAGATGGTAAAAAATTAAGATTTACAATGATTGGACAAGCCGGAAACGGATTCAGTATGGAATTTGCTGATAAAGAGTTAGTTATTGACGCGGAAATTCACGCAATTGAAAAAGTTAAAAACTTTTTAGCTGAAATAGAAGAAGAAGTAACTGATAAAGAAGTAAAGAAGAAAGAAAAAAACTTTGAAATGTAGAGAATGTGAGGGGAATGAATGATTACACGTATTGATTTAAATGAGTTGATGAACAGAACTGTTGAAATCAAGATTAATGATACAATAGTTAAAGTTAAAGATATTACCGTAAAGCAATTTGAAAGAATGCTAGAAATTGAACAAAATAATGATTCTAAAGGTCAAATAGAAATTATAGCCGAAATTTTAAATAATAATGTTGATGGAGTTAATTTTGATGTTAAGTCTGTACAAAACATGACAAGACCAGCTGTAATAGCTTTATGGACATTGTTTTTAACCCGTTCCATTGATTATACTGTAGACCCAAACTAACAATCCCCTTGCCTCAAAATACAATAGTTAGAAAAGCAATTAAACAAAAATATTTTAAGAATGAAGAATGGGAAGAAAACTTCTTACAATCTTCAAGTGAATTAAAGAGAATGTCTGATTATGCGGGATGTTCTCTTTTTGATTTGCTTAATTTGCCATTGCCAGTATTTCTATTAATAAAAAGAGATTCATGGCTAGATAGCATGAATAAAACGGAAGACGGCAGGGAAGTTTTAAAAGATTTATGGAGATTAGGACAAACTAAAGCTGATTTAACTAAAGTTAGAGAAAAGGGGGTTAAACAAGTATGACAAATGTTGGAACAATGCAATTACCAGCAATAAGTACGGATATTATTGTAAATACTAGCAAAATTGATGAAGGAATGAAAACTGCTGCAACTAAAATTGATAAAGGAGCTAAAACTATCAAAGGTCACTTTGACAAAGTGGGAGATGCTGGGAAAAATTTATCAAAAGTAGGTGGTAATTTAACAAAATATGTATCTGTACCCCTTGTAGGTGTTGGGATTGGGGTAGGCAAGTTAGCTATAGATTTTGAAAAAAGTTTTGCTAAAGTATCAACTCTTTTAGATTCTAGTAAAACTGATTTTAATGCTTACAAAAAAGATTTATTGAAAGGGTCTACAGAAGCAAAAGTGCCGGTTGAAGAATTTTCGGAAGCTGTTTACAATTCGATTTCTGCGGGTGTAGAATCTGGGAAAGCTATAAAGTTTACATCCGATGCTATGAAACTTGCAAAAGGTGGTTTTACAGATGGTGCAAGTGCTGTAGACATCTTAACAACTGCTATAAACGGTTATAAATTGAAAGCGGAAGATGCAAATAGGGTGTCTGATTTGCTTATCAATACTCAAAATTTGGGAAAAACAACCGTTAATGAATTAGCTTCATCAATGGGTAAAGTAATACCTACAGCGAGTGCTGCTAACTTTGAGATTGAAGAATTATCAACATCTTATGCGGTATTAACTAAAAACGGTATTGCAACTGCTGAATCAGGTACATATTTAAGAAGTATGTTGTCTGAATTAACTAAATCAGGAAGTGAGACAGATAAGGCTTTAAGAAAATTAACGAAAAAGGGTTTTGCAGACCTAAAAAAAGAAGGTAAATCAACAACTGAGATATTTAAGATGTTAGATAAATATGCTAAAGACAATGGAAAAACATTAAAAGATTTATTTGGTTCTGTTGAAGCGGGTTCAGCTGCAATGGTTTTAGCTAGTGGAGAGGGCAAAGAGTTTAATGAGATATTAAAGTCTATGGATAAAAGTGCAGGAGCAACAAATGACGCATTTAAAAAAATGAACTCCACAAGAGCTGCTAAAATGGCAGACATGCTTAATAGAATTAAAAATAAAGCTATTGAGTTGGGAGAAAAGTTATTACCAGTATTTGATAAAATCGTTACAAAAGTTGAAAAAGCTGTTGATTGGTTCACAAGTTTAGATGATAGCACGCAATCAATGATATTAAAATTTGGGGGGCTAGCTATTGCAGCAGGACCAATTATTAAAACTTTCGGTGGACTTCTATCTGGAATAAGTAAAGTTGGAACGGGTATGAAGCTTTTAGGAGTGGGAGCGAAAGCAGCAACTCCATTGTTAGGAACTATAGGGACTGCAGCAAGCGGAGCGAGTGGAGCGTTAGTAGGAGCAGGAGCAGGAGCAGGAACTTTAGCTGGTGGATTAGGATCAGCAGCACTTGCAGCAGCACCATGGGTAGCAGGAGCAGCAGCAATAGCTGGAGCTGGATATTTAATTTATGATTCATTACAAGAAAAAGCAACTCCAGCTGTAGATAAATTAGCAGACGGCATGATAAAAACAGGTACAAAAATTCAAGAAATCAACGGAGAAATGGTTGAAGTTGCAGACTACACCGCTGTTAAAATTTCAGAATCTACAAAAAAACAAATGGAATCATACTATAAACTATCTGATGGAGCTCAAAAAACTACAATGGAAATGTTTACAGGTATTGTTCCTATGAATAAAGAAAATTTAGGTAAAATAACATCTGACGTAAAAGAAATGTCCAATCAAACTGTAACAGCTATAAACACTCAAAAGACGGAAACAATTAAAGGTTTCCAAGAAATATTTAGTCAATCTACAACTTTTACCGCTAATGAAAAAACTCAAGTTTTACAAGATGTTGAAAAAATGGCGGAAGAACGCAAGAAAAAAATTGAAAAAATGCGAGATAGGTTGGTCGAATTATATGAGCAAATAAAGAAAAAAGGGGTGTCTAATTCCACCGAAGAAAAAAAAGAAGTTGAAAAACTTTATCAAGAAATGGCGAAAGAACAAATAAGAAGCGTTACAAAATCTAAAAACGAACAGGAAGTATTATTAAATAATTTGAGTAGCACAAGAGGACAAGTCACTCAAAAAATGGTTGAAGATACTATTATAAAAATGAATGATATGAGAGATAAATCAATTCAATCTGCGGAAGAACAATATAATAAACAAATCGAGTTTGCAACAAAGTGGAAAACTGATATTGAATTGGCACATGGGAAACTTTCCGAAAGTCAAAAAAGAACTTATGATAAAATGGTGCAAAACGCAGAAGATAACGCAGCTAAGACTATTAAAGCAAGTGAACTTTTGAGAAAAGAAGGGATTGAAACTCTTATAAAAGATCATGGGGAATTAACTAAGACTGTAGACTTTGAGACTGGAAAACAAATGAACTTTTGGCAAAAAGCTAAAAGAAATGTTAATTCTTCATTAAATAGCGTGGAAAAACAAATCGAGAGATTAAATGCAACTCCTCTTACTGACAAGTATGCTAAGTATCATATTGAAAGTGTTACAACAGAAATTCACAGGTCTATACGACAAATGGACGACCAAACCAGATACAATGCTATCCATTACGGTTTAACTGCTAGTGATAGAGCAAGATATGGATACCATGCTTCTGGGTTAGATTATGTACCTTATGATGGATATAAAGCCCACTTACACAGAGGGGAAAGAGTTTTAACAGCTAAAGAAAATAAAGAATATTCTTCAAAAGGTAATGGAAACATTAATATTAATATTGAAAATTTTGCTAATAACACTAAAGAAGATGTTAGAAGTTTATTAAAAAGAATAGGGGAAGAAATGAAAAGACAAAAAATAGGAAGGGGACAATATGCATGATTAAAATATTAAATAAAGATATAGAAAAATATAAAATAACATTTGCTTCTTTTCCTAATATTCCATCTCCTACTAGAGATATTCAAGAAAAGCAAGTAAGTGGTAGAGATGGGTGTTTAATTATAGACAAAGGAACTTATAGAAATATTGAGATTGCACTTAATGGTCATGCAGAATGTGATAGAAGTGATTTAATTGATTATTTTGGGTTTCAAGGCGAATTAACTTTTGATGATTCAGATGAGTTTTTTTGGAAGTATAGAGTAATCAATATCGATACTAAACAAATTCTTGATAGAGGGCAACTTTTAGAGTTTAATGTTACATTAAAATTAGAACCATTTAAGTATTTGATAAAGGGTAAAGAGAAACAAACAGCTAAAGATGAAATCACATTAAAAAATAAATACAATACTAATGCGTATCCTTACATTAAGGTTATAGCTAAAGGTAATGTTAAAATTTATCTTAACGGCAGACAGGTTTTAGAAATAAAAGATGTAAAAGATTATGTAGAAATTGATTGTGATAAAGATATGATTTTTAGAGAGTATCAAAGCTATGATGAAAAATCTAGCGGAGATACTTTTTTCTTGCCTGGAAATACAAGTACAACTGTGAGAATAGAAGGGGCTACAAGTTTTGAAATCACACCAAACTGGAGGACTATATGAGTAAGGTATATTTATATAAATCTAACGAAAAAAACTTCTTACACAGAGGATTGGGTGTCTTAAAAGATATATCAGATACAGTTATTACCGAACAAATAAATGGAGTGTTTGACTTATCTTTTTACTATCCCTTAAATGGTAGGTTAATAAAAAAGATTAAAGAAGGTAATATAGTTAGAGCGAAGACAAAAAAAGGATATCAAGCTTTTAGAATTAATTCTATAACAAAAAATGATGATTTTTTAGGAATATTTGTCCATGCTTTTCATATTTCGTATGACTTAGCTTATAACTTCATCGAAGATACATTTGTTCAAAATAAAGGTGGAGAGGCTGCATTAAGTCAAGTGTTAGAAAAGGCTATAATACCACATAATTTTAAGTCAACATCAACTGTTCAAGAATTTATAAGTACTAGATTAGTTAGAAAAAACCTATTATCTGCAATAATGGGAAATGATGAAAATTCTTTATTATCTAGAGGTGGTGGAGAATTTGAAAGGGATAATTTTCAAATAAATTGGAAACCGTCTATTGGTAAAGATAGAGGGGTTAAAATTAAATACAGAAAAAATCTTGTCGGATTACACTTTAAGAGTGATGAATTTAACGTAATTACTCAAATAATGCCACAAGGATATGATGGGTTATTGCTCCCTGAAAAATATGTAAAATCTCCAATTATCGATAATTATCACATGCCTAAAATCGCTAAAATAGAGTATAGTGATGTAATCTCAAACGAAAAAAGCAAAGATAATGAAAATGCTATAGACCATAACCAAGCTTTGGAAAAACTAAGAATTAAAGCTAAAAAAGAATTTGAAAAAGGAGTTGATAAGCCAAAAATAACATGTGATGTAGAATTTGTAGATTTAAGTCAAACTGTTGAATATGAGCAATATAAGCAATTAGAAGAAGTGTACATTGGCGATACCGTAACAGTTTACCATCCAAAATTAGATGTTGATGTAAAAATAAAAATTGAAAGTTATCAATACGATCCTTTATCAGATAGTTATATAAATTTAACTCTAGGTAATAGTGAAAATACAATGCTAAAGGCTTTTAGTAATGCGGATAAGGCTTTAAGTTCTGTAGAAGAATTAAAGAATAATATTCAAAAATCTCTTTTAGAAAAAGCGATAGAAACTTCAACTAATTTAATAAATAATGGTTTTGGTGGTTTTGTGAAGTATTATCCAGATAAGATATTAATCATGGACATCGATAGCGAAACCGCTGCAAAGAATGTATGGCAAATAAATAAAAACGGAATAGGACATTCTTCAACAGGAATAAACGGACCTTATAAATTCAGCTGGACTATTGATGGTCAATTCAACACAGAATTTATAGGAGCACATTCAATCACCGCAAACAAACTGGCTTCAGACATTGGGCAAAGTCTTGATTTGTCATCAAATAAAAGTATAATAAGTTCGGTAAAAGGTCAAGTCACAGAATATGTAACAGCAAATAAAGCGATTTTAAAAGGTGATCCAGGAATAAACGGAAAAGATGGAGTAAGCACTTATGTTCATATTGCATATGCAAGGAATGCAGATGGTTCTCTTGATTTTAGTCTTAAACCAGGTGAAAGGGAGTATATAGGAATATTAGTAGATAACAATTCTGAACAATCTAAAGATTACCAAAAATATATTTGGAGTAGACTAAGAGGAGAACGAGGACCTAGGGGGCTTCAAGGATTACAAGGTGAAAATGGTAAAGATGGAATCAAAGGGGCGGATGGAACTTCTTCATATACACATATAGCATACGCTAACAGCGAAGATGGAAGACAAGACTTCAGCATATCTGATAGTAGAGGCAAATCATATATCGGGATGTATGTAGACGACATGAAAAAAGATAGCGAAAACCCATATAAATATAAATGGAGTTTAATCAAAGGGGCGGATGGAACTAAGGGGATTCAAGGGGCTCCGGGGAAAAATGGCAAGACCCCTTATCTTCATATAGCATACGCTAACAGCGAAGATGGAAGAAGAGGGTTCAGCATATCTGACAGTGCGGGTAAATCATACATTGGCCAATATACAGACTTCAACGAATATGATAGTTTTTATCCTGATAGATATAAATGGACAAAAATTAAAGGTGAAGATGGGAAAGATGCTGACTATACACAATTCAGACAACAATACTCTTCTGAACTTAAACAACTGCAAAACTCAATAGAGTTAAAAGTAAGTCGAGACATATATGATAGGAATAACACGAGAATCGATTCTAAATTTACGTCATTTAAATTATCATCAACACAAATAGAAGCTATTGCAAAAGAATTTATTATAAAAGGATTTTTAAAAGCAGACGAGGGAAGGCTTGGGAATTGGTACATTTCTAAAAATTATATTATGCCAAGAGATGAATCTGTAGGAATAGGAACTGCGGCAAATTCAGAACATCAAGCTGTATTTTGGGCTGGGTATAAAAGAATTGCTAATGAAAATATTTATAATTTTGTGGTGAGAAAAAACGGTAAATTAACAGCAAGAGAAGCAGAAATACAAGGAAGAATAAAATCGGGTTCTATAATTGAAGTTGGAGAATATGGAAAAATTCAAGCTACTACTAATGGGCTTCAAATCAATGTTCCAAGATCACTCGCATCTAAAGGAGGAATTGGTCTTCAAATTGTGGGACGTAAAATTGAACAAAAATCAGGCATGTTCATTCCACAAGGTCTCTATATATATAAAGATGACGATTTTTCAAGTGGTTCACTTCCGCAAGATTCTAACGATTTTTTAATGTCAATCAGAGGTTATGCTGATATTAAGGGGATAGGATATATTAAATTTAACAGAGGTAAGCATGGAGGTGAGGATTATGCAAGCATTGGATTTTGGGAGTCTAAAAATGTAGCATTGGGATTTGGTGGAGATAATAACGATATATATTATGAATACAATAATACTACTTACTCTCTATGGAAAGTTGTGAAAAATCAGTCGTCTGATAGAAAATTAAAAGAGAATATCATTGACACTCCACATAATGCTATTGATATAATATCTAAATTAAGATTTAGAGAATACGATTGGAAAAAGGGAAAATTCTATGCAAAACATACAATTATTGGACTTATAGCTCAAGAAGTTGAAGAAGTAGATGAAAGTTTTGTATATGAAGATGGGGATATACTTAAGCTAGATACGCTAAGGTTAGCAAGCCTTGCACTTAAAGGAGTTAAGGAATTAGATGAAGAAAACAAAAAATTAAAAGAAGAAATTTCTGAAATAAAAAAAATGATAGAGGAGATTAAAAATGAGAAACATAACAATAACTAAAGATATGGTTGAAGATAAATATTATTTTTCTGCTGAAAAAGATAATGGAAAAATTGTAACTGGATCAATATTAAAAAAAGAAATTGAAAAAATAATAGAAAAAGTTGAAGCATTAAAAAGTGTAGATGAAAAAAAAGAAGAAATAATTTCTAATTTTCTTAAAGAAGAAATAAAAAAATCAACGGATAACATTGATAAATTAAAAGGTTTAGTTCCTAGATTCAATACAGGAGTGAAATATGTAAAAGATGATTTAGTTGAATATAATAATGAATTTTATAGATTCAAATTAAAAGAAAAGGTTGTTGATTATGATGATATCCCGAACATAAATTCCGAAACTTGGGAAAAAGTATCTAAAGTAACAAAAGAAAATGAAAATGAAGAATATACAAAAAACTATGATTATGCAACATTTTGGAATAGAGACGAATCTTTTAAGGCCGGTACTTATGTTAAGTGGATAAATAATTTATACAAAGCGTCAGTAACTACAGATAATGCAGAACCAGGTAGAGATAGTAGATGGATATTAATCCCAAAAGTAAAAAAATAAAATAGGAGGTACACATGTTTGAATATTTAAGACACTTAATAGCTACAGAAGACAATAAAGTAATTTTTATATTAACATTAATAGCGATAGCTATGATAATTGATTTTGTTTCGGGAACAATTGCAGCAAAAATTAATCCAGATATAAAATTTGAAAGCAAAAAAGGAATTAATGGAATTTTAAGAAAGCTCATAAGTATTATTGTAATGATTTTCTTTATTCCGCTTTCGGTAATTATTCCTAATGCGGTTGGAGCAACTTTAGTATATGTATTATACCTAGGATATTTACTAATGGAATTAAAATCAATTTTAGAAAATTTACAAAAAATGGGAATAAATATTACACTGTTTAATAATTTTATAAAAGAGATAGAAAATAATAAGCAATAAAATGGATTTTAAGCATAGTTTTTTTGATTAAGCATATAAATATATGCCTAATTTTTAATTAAATATTAAAAAATATATAGGAACTGGAAGTAAAATTTCTAGTTCCTTATTTATATAAAAAGGAGTGAAATATGGCAGAAAGAAAAGTAGCAGATATATCTGTATGGAATAGCGAAGATAATTTTGATTATGATGTATTCGCAAAAAATATAGACGGTGTAATCTTAAGAGCTGGATTCACTGGTTGGGGAACTGGTACAGAATGTAATGAAGATTCTTTATTATCTACACATATTAGGAATTTAAGAAATAAAACAAATTTAGGATTGTATTACTTCTCAACAGCAATGTCAGAATCAATCGCAAAGAAAGAAGCTAGATTTTGTTTAGATATTATAAAAAAATATAATTTGGATATAAAATATCCAATATATTTTGATAGCGAAAATTCAGGAAGTGATAATGGAATTGGACATCAACATTTATCAGTAAGCGAACTTACAAATGTAGCTAAAGCATTTTGTGAAGAGATTGAAAAAAATGGATATTCTGCAGGTATATACGCATCTACATCATGGTTTAATAATAACATGGATATGTCACAGTTAGATCATGCTGTATGGGTAGCAGATTATAGAGGATATAATGGCTATGGTGATGCGGGAATGTGGCAATACACATCAGAAGGAAGAGTAAAAGGATATAATGGGAAAATCGATCTAAATATTGATTATAGAGATTATCCAAATAGATTTAAAAATAGGCAATATAACTCAAAAAAAATACAAAAATCAGAATGGATAAAAGATGCGAAAGGTTGGTGGTATAGACACGCTGACGGAACGTATACAAAAAATGCTTGGGAAAAAATAAATAATAAATGGTACTATTTTAATGAAAAAGGTTACATGAAAACCGGTTGGGTTAAGTATAAAGATAAGTGGTATTATTTAGACTCGAAAAATGGCAATATGATATCAAATGAATTTAGAGAAATTAATAAAAAATGGTATAAATTTGATGACAATGGAAAAATGTTAGAAGAAGCATTGTTGAAAGTTAATAAAGACGGACAAATTGAAGAGATAAGATTTTAATAAAAATAGGGCTTGTATCTTAATTGATATAGGCTCTTTTTTTGTTTTAAAAATAAAATATTATCTGATAACATAATAATATAAAAGTATTAGGAGTTAGCAGTGAAAATAAAAACCAAAATTAGAAAAACAACTACTAAAGAAAAAGTAATTGGAATTTTTGGATGGGGAATATTTTTCTTAATATTATATTTAATATTTAGATAGGAGGGAAAATGGAAAATAAAACATCAGAATCTCAACTAAAAGCATCAACTAAATGGAATAAAAAAATAAGGATAAAATGAATCATATTAGAAATAGATCAGGAGCAGAAAATATATATTAAATGCAACTTTGGAAGAGATTCAAGAATTAGAAAATTTAATAGAACAAAGAAAAAAAGAGTTAGATTAGATAAAAGTTAGCCTACAAGTAGCCTACAAAAACACTTGAAAACTGCAGAAATGCATATAAGTGTATTCTCAAAGAGATAATATCATACAAATTACAAAACGTTGGAACGCTTATATTCCAACGTTTTTTAGTTGTATATAAAATTTGACAAATAATTTTGTTTGATATATACTATAGTAGTAATGAGAATCATTATCATTTTAAAAAGGAGTTAGTATGAAAAAATTAAAATTATTAAGTTTAGTTTTAGCTATATCAGTTGTTTTTGCAGGATGTCAAGCTAATAAGCCAAAAGAAACAATTAAAGAAACAGTGACTGAAAAACATGATCATAAAGATGACAAAAAAGATGATCATAAACATGATCACAAAGATGACAAGAAACATGATCATAAAGATGACAAAAAAGATGATCATAAACATGATCACAAAGATGACAAGAAACATGATCATAAGGATATGCCAACAGAATTAAAAGAAGAAGATATTAAGTCAATTGAAAAACATGGAGATCATTATCATATTAAAACAAAAGATGGAAGCGAATTTATAACTCATGAAGATCTTACATCTATGTTTCCAAATATAAAAGTTAAAGAATATAAAGGTGACGATCATCACGACCATGATGATAAGAAAGCACAATAA